GTATATTCTCAAGTCTTGCATAGCTTTATGATACTAAATCCCAAGTAAGTTCATCTTCATTCCACTCATAAAAGTTTCCATCATCAGGCTTTGACATTGGTGGATGCCAAGTACAAGTAGTTCCATCTAATGTCCACGAAGTATATGGCTTAGGTGGTGCAAATCCATCGTGAGATGAATAATACTTATATCCTATTCCTGCGTAGTTTTTACGGAATGGTGTGCCATCTAATATATGGACATTTTCTCTTGTATTGTAAGATGTTTGTTTCCACTTCTGTCCTGTTTCTGTAGATAATGTTGCTTCATCTATATTATCAGGAGCAGATACAACTTCTACTACTTTATTTTGACTATTTAATCTTGCAAAATGTGCCATATTAACTAAATGTTATTGTTTGTCCAGTTGCTGCTTGTGTGATTCTAGTTAGTTTATATCCAGAACCAAAAGCTGTGGAGTTTAAGTGTGAGGTTGAAACTCCAGCACTAACAGATGCAGTAACAGAGTCAGGGTATTTTAAGATAATAACACCTTTACCTCCTGCTCCTCCAGCAGCATCTTGACCTCCACCACCTCCGCCACCGCCGAGATTGTCCGTTCCGTTGCTACCTGTGCTTCCACTTCCTTTGCCTCCTGCTCCGCCTCCTGCATTATTTCCAGAACCGCCTGTTGCATCACTTCGCCAAGCGCCTCCACCACCGCCGCCTGCGTATTGTTGATTTGCTGTATATATATTGTTTACAGTTCCTGCGCCACCATTTCCTGCATCGTTATATGCACCATCTTCTCCTGCGGCTGAAGAACCTCCGCCGCCACCTGCAGCCCAATAAAGTGTCGTTGTGTTTACTCCATCTCCACCATCATTACCTTGACTTGGAGTAGTTGAAGGTGTGTTACCACTTCCGCCACTAGTGAAAGAACCGTTATTAGTAGAACCTCCTCCACCAGAACCTCCACTTTTAGGTGGCTTTGAAGGATTATATCCGCCACCACCGCCTCCTGCGGCGATAATTGTTGCAAATGTAGTATCATTTCCGCTTGTGCCTCTTGTCAAAGCAGTTCCTGCAGCACCACCTCCACCTACTTGAACTGTATAAGCTGTTCCAGTTGTAAACGAAAAACCTGCTGCGGCTCG